TTGATCTTGAGAATATGGTTGATGTTGATATCATTCACAACCGTGTTGGTAATGATTATAACTATCGTATCTTTATCAAAGAGCAACCAAAGTACGAAAATGAAGAGTTTACTTGGAAAGATGGTTGTGCTTTCAAGGGAAACTCAAAGCAATGGAAAATAAAAAGGAACGCATCTGATGCCAGTGCGTTCCAAACGTGTGTTCTTATTAAGAAAGAATATCAAAAATCAGAAGCAGTTGTCAGTGGAAGTGTAAAGTCTATTGATAACTATCACATCTCTCCTGAAGAGGTAAAGAAACTTTATCAACAACAGACAAATGCAAATTGAACAAGAACAAGACGGCAACTTTAAAATTACCTGGGATGAATCTGATCCCATGTCTGCTGCCATCGCTGGATGGAGTGAGGAGGAGTTTAAGAATCTCCTCCAGTCCTATCTTTTGAGGTTGTCAGAGGTGGACCAAGAGTCTCCGCTTTACGAGAAACTGGTTGACGAGATGCTGGAGGAATTGTGTGGACGTGGGGAGCAATAGCATTTTTATTTACTACCATCACATCAGCACAAATCTTTGCCATCTCTGTTCCTGGACGGAACATAATTCCCTTTTGCATTAACTCGCCACAATTTTTAAGTCTCGCGATCTCAAAGTCGAGCCTCTTATTGGCATGTGCTTGCTGCATTAATTGAATATTAGATGCTGCTGCTTGTTTACATAAATCCTGTAGTTTTTTATCAGTAGGTGTACTCCATGTCATAGAGAAACCAACACCTAGACTATAGTTATCTTTCTGTCCAGTTCTAGTTCTTTTGTGGAAAAGAATACGACCAGGATTATCAATAATTCCATCGCCAACATCATTGCCATCATCATCGAAGGCACCAAAATTATCACTAATATCGTATACAGGATCGTTGTAATATGGTTCCCAAGGTTTTTGTGCAGAAGCACTTCCAGTTACATAGGGTGTAAAGTTACGAGTGGGACCTTGACACTGAATCCCTCCCCCATAAGTGTTAGTAATATATGGGCCTTGTAATACCTGGATTGCTTGGTTGGTCACCGAGCCAGAACTATTTGCGATTGGAGATGCTGTTGCACTTACACCCCCTACAGTCTCCGCCAGTGTGGCAGGGGCAGTCGCAATTGATGTTAGACATAGGATTACTGCTGGAATATACTTGTGGTGTCGGTTACGCTTGTAACCTCGGTCGTTCTCTGAATAATTGTATGATTTTGAAGACCTGGAGAACTCAGAGTCTCTGTGAACTGAAATGCTGCTCCTGGCGTTGTTTGCGTGAAGGAAGGTTTTCCAGTTACTTGTGTCCATGATGAGGTCACTCCATTTATAGTTACATTATTCTCACCTGTTGTAGGTGACAGGTTACCGCTTGCGGTTACTCCTGAACCAGTTACTGAATATTGATATCCAGTTGAATAGTCCATCGAATTGATGGTCTCAGTTATTGTTGATGTTGTTTCGGTATGGCTCGTCATCGAGCCCTGTGTGAAGTTTGGGACCACGGGGACCGCCTGGGCAGGAGCAAGTGTGGCAAATGCACCCACCGCAGACAGTACAGACCAGAAGATCGTCCTTCCAGAACATTTCTTTTTCATGACGACCTCCTTTGTCAGTCAATGATGGTGATCTCCGAAACGAATTGTCCGGTTGCTGTAGTACCAGCTCCACCAGCGGTTACCGTAAGAGCACCCGTTGTGGTCACAGTACCTGCCAGGTTCCCTGCAGTGCCAGCTGTGTAAGAAGTAAGTGACGAGAAGTTAGGAACTTCGCCTACAGTAGGAGCTCCGGTAGGAACTGCATCGCCTTGTGTAAACGACTGACTGTAACTAAATGCATTACCATCAGTTGCTTGAGTTGCTGAAATATTGCCAGGAGCAAGAAGACCAGAGGTGATCGTTCCTGTGGAAATAGTTCCAGCAGTTGTGCCGTCCGTAGTATTTACGCCACTACCTGAGATTGCGTAGGAGGAACCAACTCTAGTTGCAGTAGATCTTGCAGCATCAACAGAAAGTTGTACACTAGAAGAGTGTGAGGTAACAAGTCCGCCAGCATTTGCTGCACCTGCGGTCAACAGTAACATTACGACAGGAATGAATTTTTTCATCTTGCCATGAATTAGGGTTATATCTTATATAGGTCAATTAAAATTTTTGGTCACTATTTAGTAGTATCCGTACCATAAAGTGTGCCGCTATGTTACTAAATAAAACTGTTGGAGGTTTGGTTCGTCACCGAACCCCTTCAACGCCAACGGTTGCCTTCGGGGACCACACAATCAAACTCGCTTAACAAAGGAGCATAACAAATGACTGGACTGCGTAAGTTCACCACGAAAGATCTTGGTGCCATCGTAGATGCTGCAGAAAGATACAGCGTCGGTCTCGATGATGTTTTTCATAGACTCCATTCCTATGGAATGGGAACTGCAAACAATGCATATCCCCCATACAATTTGGTGCAGGAATCAAATGTCAAATGGAGGATTGAAGTAGCACTTGCTGGTTGGTCGAAGGATGAGATTGAAGTCTCTACAGAATCTAACATCCTCCTAATCAGATCTAAGGCAGCGAAGAATAAAGGAGAAGAGGAATACATGCACAGAGGTATTTCTACTCGCACCTTCGCTAGAGGTTTCAACTTGTCGGATGATGTCGAAATCGGCACCGTCTCTTTCAATAATGGAATGCTTGTGATAGAATTGAGGAGAATCATTCCTGATCACCAGCAACTGAAGGTTTATGAAATCCAAGATCCTGCAAGTGTTGAGTCATCCAGTGACCCTGTGTAATGGGTTGCTAGTGGGATTCTTACTTGTGGTAGGTATCGTCCACAATCATGCTCACTATACTATGGATCAAGATGCCGATTCTTATGTCAGAGCATGGTGCAAAAAGAATCAAGACACTTGTCAAAGTTACTTAAATAATTATTGATATATAATATACAACTAAAGAGACCTCCCCAGGGGGTCTCTTTTTTGTTTGAGGTACACTATGAATGTTTATGTAAATCTAAAACCGAATAATTATGATGGCGAAACGGATCTGGTTACTGTAGAAGTACCAACATCATATACTGATGAACTTCTCAAGTATGTCAGACCTATCGCTGAACAAAAGAATATCGACGAATTGAAAGTCTTAAAAGACATTATCAAATCTGCAGTCTTAGAAATTGAAAGGAGGAGTTATGAGCGTAAAAGTCGTAAGAATAAAAAACGGTGAAGATATCATTTGTGATTTGTATGAGGTTAGCACTAAAGATGCTCCTAATAAACCAATTGGTTATCAACTGAAGAATCCATTTAGCATTGCTCTAATTGAAGAACCTGATATTTTTCAAATTGGAGAAGATGAAGAAGATGAATCGGAAGAAATCATCGAGATTCAACCTGATATTGATATGAGACCTTGGGCACCTCTTTCAGCAACAAAAGATCTTCTACTAAAAACTGAAGATGTTTTGACAGCATATGATACATTCCCTGAAATTATTGAAAAGTACACCGAACTAGTAGAAAAAGCAAATGGAAGATTCACAGGTGAAGTTGATCCTACTAAAGGACCGCCAGGAGTATTTGATCGGGAACCTGACACAACTGGATGAGGAACCGGCAGTATTCATTGAAAACTGTTATCAGGTAACTGGGGATGAAAGTATCGAAGTCTTTCCTCCCTATACGACTCAGCGAGATCTCTTCTTGACATCTGAGTCAATCTTTACTATACTGGATCCGACCCCGAAACTGCTTGACACATATAAGAACGCATGAGTTCATTCTATACCAACATCCAACTCGCTGGCGATACTATCCTGTACCGGGGTTATGAGAACGGTGAACCTGTTTCATTCCGTTGTCAGTTTTCTCCTACGCTGTATGTTCTCTCTAACAAACGAGAAGAGTTTACAACCCTAGACGGTAGAAGTGTTACCCCCATGACGTTTGAGACCGCTAGGAAGGCACGAGAGTTTATCCAG